ACTACATGAAAGGGTAGTCAAACCTTTAAAACAGAAAATGTTCCCTTATGCTGTATCTATAACTATATTCAACGTCATCCTATTTATTCTCGTCCTTCACCTTGTTCGACGTCTATCGATTCTTCAGAATTCTCTTCATCATTTTGAAAAACTTTCCCAATCTTAGAGAAGGGTGTATCTTCGGTGATAGCCGTTAGGACATGAATGGGTCGAACATCAAGTATTTCTGGTTTGACGAAATCTGTTTCTTCATCAGGGTATGTTTTTTCAAAGTCTTTTATGATATTTATAGGAACAGCTGGAGACTGTTCGATGAGACGATCATACTCAGCTTTACATTCTTCCACAAATTTCAGACCATCCTTTCTACGTTCTTCACGAGGAAGAGCTAACATCAGTCGAATATTACGAGATAATAACCCGTATGATAAAGCAGCCGTTCGATGATTTTCCATTAATTCGTTTATTTTCAAAAATTGCATAATAGTGGCTATGAGACCAGCTATCAAATTCATACCACCAATCACCGAAGGAACAATAGGTCGTATTCCTTCTGGGAAAGAAGTTTGTGCAAAATTCGCGGTACCGGTGACTGTAGATAATACAATTACAGGTAAGGTAAAACGCAGTGACAAAGTCTTGTAGAGTAGATAGGCTCGATGGTTCATGAACCTATAGCACGCGGCAGCCTCACCCCACTGACGTAATATATTTTCATGTTGATCGTTCCACGATTTTTTCATCGTCTATTATATATGAACATAATCTTTGTGCTTCATTTATTAATGTTGGTAGCGGCTGTGGTCGTGCCCATGTTCGTCAAAGACGTTCGATGGCTTGAGATGTATTCTTTGTTTATACCATTTGTCTTTTTCCACTGGATAACAAACGATGACACATGTTGTCTTACGCAACTTGAGGTATATTTAACTGGTCAGGATAAATCGAAAACTTTTATGTCACGAGTTCTTGACCCTGTGTATAATGTTTCTGATGACACATCTGGTAAACTCATTAAACTATCCGCTTTCGCCCTGTGGATGTTGGTTCAAGTAAGACTTGGCCGCATTAATACGATCATGGGGCTTAAATCTAAATGAGTCAAAAAAGTGAACAGCCACTTTCCAATTATAGTGTATAATCATACATAGAGCATCTGCTATATCGTGTTCACGATCATATGGTATTTCCTCTATGTACTTTCTGGCTATTTTCACACTTCTTTCCTTTCGTTCTTCATAATTTAGACCACCCATACCAAAGTGTTTATGCACACTATGTGGGGATATCAAAACCACTTTATCCATGAAGATGTAATGTAACAATGCTTCTATATTATTCATCCCACATGGTGGCTGTCGTTCCACAAGAATCACATCAGCTTCTTTAAATATATCATCATACTCCTCTACAAATAAAGATATCAGAACAGCGGCATCATTGCTCTTACCCGAATATTTATACTCTCCTAGATCAACTTTTTTCAAATATTCGATTTCTATTTTATGTCCATGACATAATGCCATGACCAGGCCCATGTTTGTATACCCAATATCGATCCCCAATATTTTCATGGCTTATTATAAAGATGAAGATTAACTATAAGCTTGTAAATTCTGTAGTTCTTCTGTCTATCCCTGTGATCATGATTTACGCTTTGGTGAGGAACCCAGTAGAAGTAGAAGTAGAGGTTCCTGTTCCGGTGGAGGTGCCAGTTCCCGTAAGGGTTGAGAGTCAGCGAATGCCTCCAGAATACAGAGGTCCACCCATAAAGAAATACAAGCCCGGGCATTTCCAACAAATCGGACTACTTTCTAACGAGGCGGGTGAAACTTTACCCCTATATGGTCGCGAGGTTCGTAACAGGCGTGACCGCTATCACTACCACACAACAACCCTGGGTGATCAGGTGTACCCTATTCCCGTTTCCATAGATGGCCGTGAATGTACAGAGGACATCGGTTGCCCCGAATTATATGGTGGTGAGAAAGTCACTGTCTATGGTCGGGATGATGTTTTCACTGTGAAGGCGTACCGGACGGACAATTTTTTCTAATTAAATCAAATTCTCTCAGTGTCAAAGACCCATTATCTCCTCTTCGTTGAAGGTGAATAGCCTTAATCTTCAGTAATTGAAGTACCGTATCATCATCCAAGTGTTGCGAAAAATTCCGCTTCGCTTGAATGTCGTCAAGTTGATTGTTCTCTTTTAGAGATTGTATATATGGCCAGGTATACCGCCGCAATTCATTTAGTTCTCCTCGTAAATTTACCATCTCAGGAAGAAGTACTTCTCGTATGAGTCGATTTGTTTCTGTTAAATCTTCTTTATAGGACATAGTTATATTTCAAACATTTTCTTTATCAATATTAATGGACTACAAGCAGTTGAAAGAAAAAGTTAAGGGAACCGGTCAGCGTGTCACAAAAGATGTAAATGGTAAACGTACAAAATTAACCATGAAGGAGTTGCGAAAAAAGGTTCGCAGAAATATGGAAAATCGTGTTAAAAATGCAAAACAGACAGTTGGTATGTGCAAATCTCTGTTAAACATGGGTACCACAAGTTATAGGGCTCCTCCCCCACCACCTCCACCTCGACCTCCTATGAGGCGTGCAATGCCTTCACGTGGTGGTATGCCACAGAACCTCATCAGGAATCTTAAAGGTGCATTGAATCGTCGAGGTCTTAGACAAATCGCAAACCGAAACGCGAGGATAACAGTCGCTTAGCTTTCGTCATGGATGGTTGACTCCAAAGTAACCACCTAGACCAAAAACCGGCAGTGTACACACCATTTTTCGACCAACGTTCTTTATCACTCTTAACGACGCTCAACATACGTCTATGTACGTCTTGATCGCCGCTTGGAACATTTCCACCATGACGTTGAACATATAAACGCATCCGCATTGGATCTTTGTGGATTGTATAGTCAGTGTAGCCTCGACCACCAAAGTCTACTTTACGACCATTTTCGAAGATCGCTCTGAATTTCTTTTGGGGGTTGGGACTCTTGATAAGTCTGACTTTCATTATTATAATTAAACAAGTTTATTCTGCTTGAGGATGATGTACGCAAGCATGAGTACCTGGATGACCTGGAAAACAGTAAGGCCGAAAGGCATCTTGGGGACAATGAGTATCTTCTTCTCAATGGGTTCGGCTTCAGACTCCGTCTCGGGCTGATATTTTTCACTACAGTGGGGCATTTCTATATACTCAGAAATTAAGCACCGCCACAGGAAGGGCAAGCGTAATTTTCAACCAACTTCTTCTCCTTACCACGCTTCAATAAGAAGAGATGGTCATACATGTGAAGGAGGGTTGACGCCGCGAAAATAGCAATAGCGGGACGATTACCTAAGTTCTTTGTCATCACGAGGACGAACAGGAAAACGGAGAGAAGTACAATTTGTACCTGAGTAAACATCATATTTATAATACCTTTAGATTATTTATGAAGTACTGCACGGTGACCAGCTATATGTCACGTGGACCATGTGTCATAAGTGACAATGTGTTATGTGCTGAGAGAAGACTTATACGCAGCCTGTATGTCAAGTGTATCAAGAGTGGTAAAAAACCTCATCAATTTACAGACTGGCTCCACCGAAAGTATGGTCAATTGATAGTAGAGAGAAGGAATACACTTGGAGATGCGATATCCTTGCCCTGTGTATTGTGTCGCAAAACCCTGTCAAAACACGGGATAAAGTGGACGGCTCATGATGGGTGTCAATGGGTACACGGTAACGACGATATACCTACTAGATCTACAAACAAACAGAAGAGGTTGTTAGGGTTTAAGTATTAATATATGTGTATATCATATGATTTACGCACTAATTTTTATGTTGATGGTAATTTCTATAGGTTTAATCATATTGATTAACCTCAAACCCATTGAAGATAAACCGGTCATTACTGAAAAGTCTGAAAAGTTGCCACTTCCTCCCCGAGTGAAACCTTCGACGAAGACGCGGGGATCTGGTGAACTTTTAATTACAGGTTACGGTACAGAGTATTACACCAGGAGATCTAAACTTGAAACTTACATTAAAATTCCTGAAATCTACAAATGCGATACAGACGAAGCTCCTGATTATTGTGAAGTTACCGATGTTAGGGGTAAATTTGCTTTTGAATACGACTTGGATAAACCCAGTGGTGATTCGTTTTATACCAAATGTTCGGATGGTTCACACGACTGTTGGTACGTAGAACAATATGATGATGAAGGCACTTTAATAGGTGTAGTCGATAAGGATGGTGTGTCTATGTTAGATGTTATGGCCGACGACTTATGGTCCGATAAATGGGATCTTGAAAATGCCGAGTTAGTAAAACAAATCGTGAAAACGGTGGAATACAAAGATGATAAGTTAATCGCTAAAAAAGAATTTCGTGGACTTAAAGTCGGAGACACAGTTACTGTTAATGATATAGAACCTGCGATATATTTTGCTGGTTTATTGACGTCTATGAAACTCGCCGGTTTGGAAAAACCCGAGAAAATCACGTTAAAAATTAAGGGTGCCAAATCTAATTACGAAAAATTCAAGAAAGTTAGAATGGGTTAATCATCTACCTACCCACCACATATCAGAATGTGTAAGTTCATCTGAGTAAAGATGATTTCTACAAACTGCTATATACATATCACTTCCTCCGATCAATTCTAATTGTTTATCTGGTACAATCCTTTTTGTAAATGGTCCATATGTTCCATCTTTACATATCATACACAAGGCTGATAGTTTCACAACTTCACATGCCAGTGGAATACAATCGATCAGTTCACCAAACTTTCTTTGAAAAGAATCCGCATCCAAACCTGTTAGTATAATCTGTTTTTTCAGATATATACAATGTTCCACAAATTTTTTGAGTCTAGGAAAAAACTGTGCTTCATCAATGGCAACAATGTCTGCGTTTTCAAATGCATCTCTGTCTAAGAGACTAAAAAGATCATGAACTTTGTGACAGTTAAATTTCACATTATCATGTGTCTTCAAAACTTCATCGGGTGATCGCGTATCTTTTGCTGAGTTTACAACTATAATGTCTTTCCCAAGAACTTTCAAACGCTTGAGTCTTCTGATAAGTTCGGAGGTCTTACCTGAAAACATATTTCCCATAATAATTGAAAGACTCATATCTACTAATTATAATGTTGTATTTTTTATATGGGTCTCGACATTCATAGAGCAGTTTTCAATGGACACGAGGGATACTTTAATGCCAGGACGGGTCGTGTCAAATTTAAGGGGAAAATATTTCCCAACATTGCAACTGCCATTAAGAGTCTAAAGTAGATTCTTCTTGTATAATTCCACCCAACTTGTCACACTGGTTTCATCTTCGTAGCACCATGGATACATTTCCTCGTCGTATCCCGCAAAATGAATAGGATTTATACCCATATATCTACATATACCACAATCTATGTTATTGTCGTCTATGATAGTATCCATATTTAATGAACTACATATATCAGCTTTACACAGTTGCTGAGAGGTGTAACTATTTGTCATAATCATGTCGTCGAAAAGTCCAGGAAAATTATCGTCTAACCAATCTTCTGTTTTACGTCGGACACATTCTTGGCGACCCGTAATTGCGTATATTTTAGATATTTTCGGTCGCATCATCTGGACAATTGCACGAGACCCATGTATAGGTTCTAAGTTATTAAAAGTTTGTGAATCGTAAAAATCATGTACCATTTTTGTTGATTCTTCTTCGGACAAATCGAAGATATTTCTATATATATACGAATATCTTGGTTTTGAAGGTAGTTTCAATTTATTATGTTGAGCCATTGGTTTAAGAAACTCTACTAAAACTTCATCTACGTTAATAGCCACACGATACATACATACCTTTACGATCTTTTCTCTATATCTATTATAGATGAACGACAAAACTCTTGTTTTCAGTTGGTGGTTATGGGTTTTAGCAATCCTTTTTAGATTAGGGTTTACATCTTATTCACCGTTCTTGCCATTATTAATTGCACTCGTCGTTGCAACATACTTGGTGTTATATAAGTTCCGTCGTGAATACCACTGGACAAAGAAGGTAGTCATCATATCTTTAGAACTTTTGTTTACAGTGATGAGTTATTCGTCCAGGTCTATTTTTGATACGACAGACCTGATGATTACTACTATGATAACTATGGTATACCTATTCTATGTAAATTTGAATGGTACAAATGTTTACGAGTTATATTTTAAAAGATTCCCAGAGGCACACAAGGGTGAAACTTTCATGGAACACTTAAAAAATCTCAGTAAAAAATAAGAATGCCCGAGTTCTTTACAACTATAAGTAAGCGTAAGGAATTCGATAAAAGAATTAAACAGAAAATTGATCAGTTAGTTAACCTGTCTGAGTTGGCGACTAACCGCGATCGAGAAGCCGCGATAAAAATTCAACGTGCTTGGAGGAGAACCAAGACCCCTGAACATAAGATGAAACTCGCAAAACTTGTCGAAAAGCTCACCACGAATTACATACAGATGAACAAGGTGCGGAACATTACCAAACAGTTGAAAAACACGAAACTCTACAACCGTAACAATAACGGAAACGCTATAATGACAAACGCATCAAGTAAAAAATGTCGGTAAAAGGTAAGATGCCTCTCAGCGATGCCCAAATTGTTCGAAAAGTTGGGCAACTGCGTAGAACAGAAGGTCAAATCTATGCACCTCTCAAATACTTCAGGGGGCTTGGGACTCTCAAGGAGGTTGAATCTCGTTACAAGAAGATGCTCAAGAAAGACTACACCAAATTCCGAACAGACGAAGGACGAAAGACGAAGACTTCCTCCTACACCCAAAAGTTCCGGAAAAGGTATCCAGGTGCTA